GTGCCTTTCGCCCAAAGGGTTTTTACCTCTGAGATAGGGACACCAAGGCTATCCATCAGCATCTGGTATCGCTTAGCTGTTTCCAGATCAGCGATAACGATGTCGTCACCGACAATCACGTACGGTAACACACCGTTCTCAGGCCGGAACCCACTCTCCTGAAAACACCACTGCACCAGGTTATGGTGCAGCAGTGCAAAGGATGCAAACGTGGGGTATAGCCCAAGCGGGGTGCCTACGGACCATCGTAGAAACACGGGTCCGGCTTGTCTGTCAGGAATGACAGCCCAAGTACCACGGCATGTCTCTTTGAAGAATTGGAGCCAACGCGTTCCAACCCCGTACCTAGACAGGGCTTCCAACTGGAGGTCCAGAGGAAGGTTATCTGTCGCGTTAGACAGATCCATAGAACACATTGGGCGGTCTTCGCGGATCCATTGCTGGATCAGCGGAAGCGCCGCTTCCTGGTCGAACGTAAAATCGTTCGGCACACGCTTCAGCGCACGGAAGAGAGCGCGTCCCAACGGCTGCAAGGCCTGTTGGTAGACGCGGTAGGGGTTAGCTGCAAAACGCAGTTTATACCCTCCCTCCTGAATAAGGCTGATAAGGCCCATATCAGGGAGCTCTTCGGACTGTAAATGCCCGCTCGCCTTTAGTTCAAACTCAAGGTTGAGCTCGATGTCTGGCAGGATTAGGTTTTCTAGTCCTTTTAACGTGCCGCCTAGAATGTCCCAATTCCGGGATGTCCATAGCGGTTGACCGATCAGGGGTCGTAGAGAGTCCACAACTCCTTCGATCTCCGGTACTGTTCGATAGCCCTTTGGCGCTCTTCGTGATGGAGAGGCGGTATAGTCCACAAGTGGACTACCCGTATCGCTTGTTACATCACAAGCCACAAAGAACGGGCTCTGGTGGACCACCTGGAGGCCATGTTGCAATGGCACAGGTTCGAGATTAGGACGCCTTACGGCGGCAACCATCTTATTCCACTGGCGCGTTGTTACCTTGAGATCACTCCCTTGGTAAACTATGCCCGTGTAGACCATAATGCTGTTCCAAGCTGTTCGGAATTGCTTCCTAGGCAACCTGAATAGCACCCCAAACGGCCCTTTAGGGGAACCGTCGGAGCGGTGTCTGGTCCAAGAGTGAGTCATTAAAGTGGGAAGTCCAGCATGAAAACGGAGTAAATCCACCTTCATTGCTTTGATTCTCTCCACCGTCCACTCTTCGCCATTGCATGCTATCCATTTCTGGACAGTACGACTTATCTGGTCAGCCTGACTAGCCGTTAAGCCAGCCACACGCAGTCGTAGGTACGCTGTCTTCGTGTCGAACACGAGGCTCTGCTCCTTTCGGATACAAACCGACAGACGGCAGTTGCCCGACCTGGACAACCGATGAT